GTCCCATGCCGCGTAACGCGTGGTCTTCCCTTCGGCACGGGTCTTCCATCCACGGTAAATGAAACAACTCGCTCCATCCGTCACCCTCCCATTTCGGCAGCCGCCGCTTCCCACGTCAGCCCATGTTCTCTCGCATAACGCGATACGCTCGGCATGAATGCCTCCTGTTCGGCTATCCGCTCGATGTATGGCTTCATCCACGCCACCGAGACGTGCGGGGAAGCTGTGCCCCTGATTTTTGCAAGCACTTGGCCGACCTTCGGGGGGAATCCCCTCGTATCCTCGGCAATCAGCGCATTCACTGCGTCCATCGCTTCGGCGGGGTCTTCATTGCCCAGCATGTCCGACCAGAGGGAAACCAGCTCTTCGGCTTCTGCGCGGGTCATCTTGGCATAGGCCTGCGGATAAGCCTGCTTTAACCGCCCTAAAAGGCTAATTACGTCAGCTCTTTCCACGGTTCTTTTCCTCCTCCAACATCTCGGCGAATACATCGCCGTAGACAAACGGCTTATTCTGTGGCGCTTTTCCACCCTTGTCCTGCTCTCTGGCAAGCCAAGCGGTAATGAAACGCTTAACCCCTCCGCGTGTCTTTCGTTTGGTAGGGTTCGCATCACACCATCCCGCCATGTTTCTCAGCTGTTGCAGAACGTCAACGTTCGGATAGAGCTGCGACCATTTGGCCCTGTCATTCTCCGACACGTCGAAAAAAGTCCCGTCATTCAGCGGCAAAGAAATCACCGGCGGCGCGTCAGCCGCTTGCGGCTCAGCGCATAATATGTACTCTTCTTTACTCTTCTCTACTCTACTTTTCTCTACTTTACTTTGTCGTTCAATGTCAGCTTTTTTCGAAAGAATGTTTACATTTTTCGCTTGAATGTCAACATTAGGCAAAATTCGGGCAACATCGACCAGAAGGATGTTGTAATCGACTTCGAGAGTTTTACGGCGGCCGACTGCCTCGAAGTACCTTTCCTGTATGCCTTTAGAGGTCAATACGTGGTACTTGTCATACTTCTCTTTGTCGAACATCCCTCGTCTGATAGAAGCCTCTATTATTTCGGAAACGACGCTCCCACCCAACCCGACCTTGCGGGCGAACAAAAGCGCAACCTCCTCTGTCCATTCAATGTAGTAACCCGCCTTGCCGTAAATCTCTTGCAGCAAGTGAACGACTACACCAAATCCTGTCAAGCCAAATTCTGCTTCTATCAGTTCAAACTTTGCGTTCAATGTGACATCAAGCGGAAAGTAATCGATCCCGCTCTTTGCCATAGACTACTCCCTTAAAACGGTAGATCGCCGTCGTCCTCGCTGATCACCTCAAAGCCGTCTGTGGAGCTCTCTGCGGTGAAATGCGGCTCGGTAGCATCGGCGCGCTTGCTGTCGCCGAAATAGATGTTGTCGGCGATGATCTCCGCGTTGCGGCGCTTATTGCCGTCCTTGTCCGTCCAGTCGCGGACAGTGAGCTTGCCCTCGACCACGACCATGCGGCCTTTGCTGAGATACTGGCAAGTAAACTCTGCCTGCTTCCGCCACGCTACTACGTCGAGGAAATAGGTTTTCTTCTCGCCGGTTGCCTTGCTCTTGAAATCGTCATCGACGGCAACGGTGAAACTCGTGACCGCCGTTCCGTCCTGCGTGCGGCGCAGTTCCAGATCGCGCGTAATGCGACCCATGATGCAAATTCTGTTCAGCATGATTCTTCCTCCAAATAGTTTTTCTTAAATACCGCCATGAACGTGTCATGGCCATAAAGTTCTTCGAAACGCTTCTGACACTCGCGTTTCAGCCGCATATCCAGCTCGTGACCGTCTTTCCCGTGCACGCCGTAATCGGCCATATTGTGCCAGTCGGCACGCAGCCACACCCAGCAGCCCCAAATATCGGATAGCTGCCGACGCCCACCACCGTAAATGTGATGCCGCGCGAGGTTCGTAGAGAATCCTGAGATATAGCATTCTCTCTTGTCCTGCATGATGCTTTTAGTCATCTGCCCCATTCCTCCTTCAATGCGTCAAGCTGCTGCGGGGTCAATGTCTCAATACCCAACTCCTTGCAGTCCTGTACGATGTTGTCGATCAGGCGCGCCATTTGCTTTGTGTCAAAGGTGGACGAGCCGTAATACAGCACCACATTCTTGCAACCGTCAATTTTGCTGTCCATCACTTCCGTCTGCCAGCCGATACCATTCTTGTTCCAGCTGTCGCATAGTTTCTGTACGGCCTTCTCGCGCACGCAGACGGTTTCTGTGTTGCCGCCAACGTCCCTGACCTCTCGGCGGTAAATCCCGCTCTTGGGCGTTCCTGTGGCTTCTGCGAGCTTATCCAGCAGCACCCATGAGTAAGCGTTTGCATCAAGACTCCGTTTCTCTCGGTGCTTCTTGACGGTCACGTCAACGTTTACCTCGCGCAGCTCGTCGTACAGTGTGCCGACGTTCTCCCGCGTAGCGATGGTGAGTAAATACCCACCATCTCGCGCAAGGGACAAATCATGCAGACGGGCTTTCATTTGCTTTTCTCCTTGCCATCATGCAAGCCCAGCAGAGCGGCGCTTTATAGGTCTTTCGCGCGTTTTCCGCGATCTCCTCGACGGAATATTTCTTGCCGCCGTGCGTCACCGGATAGATAGGCTTGCCGCAGTCCTTACAAACCGGTTTTCCAGCCGCCTCGTTTGGTTGCTGTCTCTCCGGCCTTGGTGTGTACTTGGTCGCGTCCTTCGCCCAATACACATCGGCGCCAAACCCGAGCGCCTTGCAGGCAACGGAGATAGCATCGGTCAGCGCCATTTTGAAGCATTCGTCAGAGGTGTAAAGGCCGTTGCGTTCACTGGCAACAAACGCGCTGCCGCCTGTGCCGGGGATCGCGTCTGACCACGCACCATCAACTTTAATGAAAAGGTCAATGTCCACAAATGCGGAAACCTCGTTGTTCGCGCCATTTTCAAGGCGCTTATCGGTGATGGTATATTTCCAACCGATACCGCAAGGGCCGAACTGCTCCGTCAGCGCCTTAATGCGCCACATTGGGTTAATGTCGGTCTTGCCTTTCAGCCTCCCCGCTTGAATTTCGCGCTGTGCGGACTGCGGGACTTGCCGTACGCTTTCATAGATTCCAAGGTTCTCCATCAGGTAACTCCTCCATTTTCAGCGGGCACCAAATGCCGATGCCGCGCGTGTCTGCGATATATTCGCCGGTTCTCCGGCACTGGTTGCGCGAGTACGTTTCCAGCAATGGGCAATACATGCACTTAACTTCTTTGTTCGGGAAGTAGATGTCAACCGTGCAGTGAGTGTACTCGCTAACCCCATCAGTTTTCATCTTTTGCCTCCGTTATCCATTCCTCACCGCAGAAGGGGCATACCAGCGTTTCGTGCCAGTAATACCCGCGCTCTCCGTCAAGGTTTTCTCGTTCGCGGCAAATAGCCGGGTGCTCAAAATCCGCGCCGCATGATTCGCAGTGCATCATTCCTCCGCCTCCAAATACACCATTGCGCTCTGCACGCCAAAGACGCGCGCCGCCTGATGGTCGTCAAAAAACACGTCGATGTGGTTGCCGTTTACGCCGCTGCCGCAGTCCTCGGCGATGTACTCGTGTTGCGTGCCGTCCGGCCAGATCAGCAGGACGCGCGTCCCGTAAGGGATCACCTTCGGGTCAACAGCAATCGTGCGTCCCTCGGTCGCCAGCGTGCCGGTCGCGGTATAGCCGTTTGCCCACTTGCCGCAGCAGCAGCGACCGGGGCAGTAAGCCGTGAGCGTAAACTCCCCGAGAAACACGTCATCGCAATATGCGTATTCGGTCGCGGGAATATCCCACGCGGGGTCATGTTCTTCTACGATGGGGGCTTCTTCCGGTTCCGCATCGACCGCCTGTGCGCTGGTGGCGAGGATTGAGATCACAATCAAAAGGATCGTCGCGCCCAGACACGCCGCCGCAAACAGCGCCGATTCATCGGCCTTGCGCTGCTCTCTCGTGCGCTTGTCGTGCCGTCTCATCGGCGGCACCCCCTGTCGATAAACGGCAGCAGCTCATACAGCACCTTGCACACCGCGCACGCGCCGATGACGGCAAGGCTCGTATGGAAGTCGCAGCCGTTGAGCGCGATCACCGCAACGGCGATACCGCCGAAAAACAGCGTATCAGCCATGCTTTTCTCCCTTCTTCTCGTTCGGTACAAGGCCGACAAACTCAAGGCCGCGACCGCGTGCGTAAATCTCGCCCATGATCGTCCCCAGCTTTACGGGGTCAGGCGGCGTGACCCAGATGATCTTGTATTCTGGCTTTTTTCTCATTGCCTTTTCCTTCCCTCCGTGCTACAATAAGCACGGACACAATATCTTGTGGTGAGATTTGTCCCACCCGCCCCGCTCGATGCTGCAACATTGGGCGGGGCATTTTTTTACTGCCCGTCGCTGGATTCAAACAGCTCGTCCACTGTCACGCCGTACATCTTCGCCAACTTCTTGTGGTACTTCCGCAACGGTCGCCAGTCGCCAAGTTCCCAATGCGTTACGCAGGATAAGTCAACATTCAGTTTCTTTGCCACCTGTGCGCGGGTCAGTCCGGAGCGTTCTCGTAGCTCTCTCAATGTCAATTTTTGTGTCCTCCCTTCATTGTGAGTTATCATTGACTGCGGCGGGGAGATTTGCTATACTGCCATTAGCCCTCTGCGGCAATCTCAAGGAGGTGGTTCCCATGACCAACCTTTTGACTTTGCCCGTTCCAGACCAAAGAAACGGCGCGATGCGATAGGGCAAGGGGCAGAACCGGAACTGCCAAAGTGAGCGGCGCGTCCATAGAAGCGCAAGTCTGATTTTGCGTCAGGATGGCATTGCCGAGCCGATGGGAAGTAATCCATCAATTCGGACGGATGCAAAGCAAAGCGTCCGACCATCCTGTGCAGCGCGTTCTGGTAAACAAATCT